CCCTGTGGTGCAATTGTGAAAGCGACTTCGGTTCCGAAGTTAGCCCACAATAAGCGGTACAGAGAAGCAGTATCGCCAGAGGTAGTACCATCTAGCTGTAACTTCCACTCGCCACCTACACGAACCTCACAGAATGTTTGTACATCGCCAGGAGCATCGTTCAGGGTTAGTTCAACCAAGTTAGCGTCACACGCATAGTCGGTAGTACCAATCTTGAACACAATGTTCGTGGCCTTGATTCTTGTTGATGCTGGCATCTTATTTCCTTATAGGGTTATGGATAAATCCAAGGTGATGTCTGTTGCCAAATACTCAGCGTTATTGACAGCTAGACGGAACGGGGTTTGTACGGACTTTAGGACCGCATAACTAATGGTTTCCAACGCTACAAGAGTGTCCGAAATAAGTTCATCGAGAGCCTCAGTTGATTCCTCATTAGTCGCGGTAGCCGCCACCAAAGTCAGTTTCAAACCAAGCCGATACTCATTCCCTACAGTCTCAGTCACCAAATAGGGGCTATCTGGCGAGATGATAACTATTGGAGGAGTTACACGTTCAGGGACAAAGTCCAACACATCTAAACCAGCTGTGGTTAGATCTAGTGCGAACTCTGCCTTAGAAGCAGTAATCTCATTAGTCATAGTCCGGGCCCAGTAAAGGGTAATAGCATTTCTCTAGCCGCGTTCATAGGATCCTTAGCAATTCTTACTGTGGTTCCCATGTCAGCGAACTGAGCAACACCATTAGGGGCTGAACGCCGGTGGAACAATTCAGAAGCACAAGATAACACCGCAGAATCTAGAACACCTTGAGGCACTCTAGCGGTTCCCACGAACTTGCTTACCATCTGGTTTGCAGATGCCAGGCATGTGTCCACGAAATCCGAAACTTCTTTAGTGCCAACATAGGCTCTAAACTGCTCCACCGAAACTGCCATGAGTTATTAGGCTCCGGTGTTCAGCTTGACGATTGCACCCTCGAATGGAACACCGAAAGCAGCGTAACCATAAACAGAGTAAGAGTCCTGCAACTTGGTGACATCGGTACTTGATAGACGTGCAGGAGTTCCTGACGATTCCCAAGTGGTCAATGCCAAAGAGTTTGCAAGGTAAGCGGTCTTGCTGTCAAGTGCAGGGTCGCAAATGATTGGAAGTCCAAGAATCGAACCAGTTAGAGCTGGAACGTTAGATCCACCAATGTTGTTTACACCAGCACCAACAGGCAATACAACTGGACGGCCAGCGGTGTCCACGATGCTGACTAGACGCTTGTAAGCGACAGTTCCAGCAACGATGAACTCAGGGAATAGACCAGTCTGAGCGTTGATGTAAGCTGCACCATCAGCGATTCCACCCATGACTGCAGTTGCAGTTAGAGCCGAAACGTCAAAAGTCTTACCAGTCCAAGTTAGGCCAGCAAGTACAGCAATGAACTCGGTGTTCATTTTCTTGGCGTAAGCAAGTGACATAGCCTGGAATACAACATCCAAGTAGTTCACAGTCGAACGCTCAATTGCTTGACGTGAAATCAAAGCGTAACCGCCATAAGTGCCAACAGCAACAGAGACAGTCGATAGAGCAACGTCACCAGTAGATAGTGCAGTTGATTCGGTGGTCTGCTTGCCAACAGCAATAGTGTTGGTGTTCACCTTAGCGTATTCAACAGATAGACCAGTTGCTGGAAGTGCATTGACACTGAACGCGTTCAGAGTTGGACGACCAGAGTTGATCAAGTTGTTGATGAAACCGACGAACGCTGGACGAAGTGCAGCATCAGCCGAGGTTGCAGCTCTGAACAGTTCAACAGCGTCGCTGTCGCCTGTGACTAGAGCCTTAGCGTATTCACCCTGAGAACGGAACTTAGTCTCAAAGGTTGGAACGCTGATTGTAGGAGCCTTTACAAGTTCAAGTTCGCGGCGAATCTCAGCCACTTCATCCTGAACAGAACGGACATCCAATTCCATGTTCTCTGACATAGATGGTTCCTTTTCATTAGGGGTTGAATCCGCTACCGGGTTAGTAACGGGGTTTTCCTCACGAACTTCGGCGACAGATGCACCGCTGAACGCAGGGAAACTTACAAGGCTAACCTCTTTTAGATCTACCAGAGTTCTGGTAACTAGGTTGCCCTCGCGTGTTTGCTCTACTGGAACAAAGCCCACGCTGAACTTGTTGATGACGTTATCTCTCAATAACGTATAAGCCTCATCGCCTCTAGGGGTCGAACTGATTGAAGCTGTAATCTCAAAGCCCTCATCGGTGTCTCTACCTGAAACAATTTTGCCGATAGGTTCTGAGTGTTGCCAGAACAGTTTTACATCCTCAACTGAACGGATAGCACCTGGCACGAACTGTTCCTGATAGGCTCCACCAATGTCGGCAGTCTGGCCATAAGGCACAGCAATTCCAGTTACTTCACGTTTCTCAGCGTCAAGGCGAACCTCAAAGCTTCTAGTTTCAATCTCGGTCATTTTGGAGACCTTCCTTTTCTCTAACTTCCTCGGCAGTCATAAATCCTGCCCTGATAGCGGTTTCCCACATACCAAATCTTGATGCCATGTCAGCCCTGAATAGGCCCTCAAAGTTGAACTCAGTTCTAGTGCCACGTGGCAAACATTCTGACAGAGCGTCAGAGATTGCATCGGTGTAAGCCATAAGAGTGTGGCGATAGAACACTTGGTTCTCGTCCTGCAGGTTAGTGTAAGTGTCACTAGATCCATCAACACCGGTCAACAATAGACGAGCTGGAACACCGAACAATCTGGCAATGGCCTGAACCTGTTGAATCTGCACATCAGTGAACATGGCATCTCTAGGGTTTAGTTGAACTGTCTGCCATTCGAAACCTTGACCAAGAACCGCGACTTTACGTTCTGACTGTTTAGAGTGCCATCTCTCAGTTATGAGTTCAGCGTCCTCAGCACCAATAGGCTTATCGGTTTTTAGAATACCTGTCGGAATGCCAGCCTGACCAAACCAGTTAGCGGCAAAGTTTCGTAGATCTAACGCGGCGGCAATGTCTTTAGCACAAGCGTCAATCGGTCCAAGTCCACGCAAATACCCTGCTTGGCTAAACAGTTTCAAATGCTGAATGTCAGTCATGGTGGACTTCATAGTGTCCTGATTAGTTACCTGATAGTCATACCATTTCTGGCCACGTTCATCTAGTCGAACAGTCACAGCGTTAGCTGGAATCAAAGTTAGGTTATTGACTTGGCCTTTACTGTCATAGGACTTTAGCCAGAACGCGTTACCATCCAACGATAAAGAGACAACAGTTTGAAATAAGAAGTCACGTTTAGTTTGAGAGAAGTCGGGCTTATTTATCAGAATCGGGTTCTCAACTGGAACCTCAATACCTGTCGCGTATCTCAAAGTCCTCATAGGCATCTTGCTAATCGGAGTCGCTATGATCTGGATTGACCGATACACAGCTGTGAGAGTTAGAGCAGTATTACCAGATACCGCGTAGTCGCTCCGGGTAGGCCAAATTGGAGTTGCAGAACGTTGCTCTACATCTCTACCCAGGAGGCGTTGCCAAATGCTTGCCATACATCCAAACTGTATAGCACATATACGACATGGTCAAAATACTTGTATTCCATATTCTTGGTGTGTCGCGGAAACATACAAAGCCATAACAGTAGCCATCAAAGCGTCAATGTCACCGAGAGATTCACGCCGAGAGATAAGCCAAGTTTCACCGGTGTATTTAGCGATACCGCGAGGCGATTGAACTACAAGTAATGGATCATTACGATGCTTGACAACACCAGAACTAAACATGGCGTAGACAGTCGAACATGCAGCTGAAATCTCTTTAGTCCATAAAGGCCAAACAGGTAATCCATCTATCTTTAGACGTTTCACCAAATTAGGCATCTGTCTATCATCAACTGCTATCGCCTTGATAGTGCCTCTAGCATAAAGTTCATGGATCTTAGAATAAAGTTGCTGTTCAGTTGCACCAGCGAAACCAGCAATCAACTCAGTCTCATAAGTGCCATCCTCACACTTTCGAGCACCAGCAATAGACGCGTATTCCCAGTTCTTAGTTCTATCGACAGCCAGAATGACATTCTCTTGATTCGTGATTCCATCACCCGATGCTTGAGCAAATAATTCACCTGGAATCCATGATTCAGCTGTACCAGAGATAAACCTGTTCAATCTGTAGCGTCTAGCCTCATGCTCCGGTATAGATCTAATGTCGGACAGAACAGTATTCAAATCTAAACGTCCAGCGTCGATACTAGGGTTCGCACATCTCAAAGCGTGAGGGTCATCTATCTGAGCATTCTCTGGAGCCTCCCAACAAAAGAACCCGAAACGTTCTAACTCTTTATCACCAGAGGCCGCTTGAATACCAAGTTTGTAAAGTTCGATTAGTGTCTCTGAGGTTTCATCGCCAGCGGTAGTAATACCAATAACCATTCCATCTTTACGTTGAGCAGTACCTAGAACCGCAGCTGACCACATTCCACGTTTAGCAATATGCAACTCGTCAAAGAGACATAGAGACATCGGGATACCTTGCAAGGCAGATTCTTTAGCGGCTTTTACGTCATACCTAGCAGAACCATCAGCGGTCACAATACCACGTTGCTCGGTAGCCTTTTTGAAACGCTTTTTCAGATACTCGTTATTTTGAATAGTAAAGAGCACTCGCGAATAAATGATTCGGGCTTGGTCAGTTGAACTGGCGATAGAGATAACTTGAGCACCTTGCTGATGAAGCAACAGGCCATAAACACCCAGAATAGCACCCAGCAATGACTTACCATTCTGCCTCCCCATCGAAACCACAATCTGCCTGTAACGAAGTTGCCCAGGATAAGTCGGATGGTTATTCGGGTAACGTTCCAACATGTGTCGGATAAGCCACTTCTGCCATTCATCAAGCTCAACACCATCAGGGTTCTCTGGTGACTTCCAAGCCATCTTTACAAGTTCAATAACCTTGTCCCCATCGGTGAACATCCGAGTGTGAGGTCGTAAGGCTTTAGTGTAAATGGATGGATAGCGAACTCCATGATCTAATCTACCCATTAGCGTTTCAGCAAGGCCTCTAGTGGATCATGTTGTCCGGCATCGCCGAGAGACCGCTTGAGTTCCAAATAAGTCTTACGAAGTTCCGCAGCTGTAGAGGTATTCGCTTTAGTATCAAAGTCCTTGGCCAATGCCAGGCACAACTCGGCAAGTATTCTCTGGTCCAACGTCAAAGTGACGCTCTCTAACCAATCTCTAAACTTCTGTTCAATCATTCTCAGCCTCTCTAACTGGATAATCTGCCTAATCGGTACTAATCCGCCA